GTATTGCAAAAGAGCAGGGTGAGTTACGTGAGCGTCTGGCAAAAATTGCAGCAGATGCTAAAGGCAAAGGCACAACCCTCAAGCCCGGCTCTAAAGTCACAGAAGGTTATGTTGCTGACACCATCCTTCGTGCAGATGTTGACGGCTTGAGAAAAGACTTGGAGAACCCCAAGCTGCAAGAACAAATCAAGCAATACCGTGCGGAAGCGTTCTTGACAGAGGAATCCAAAGTTCTGAATCAGATGCTGACCAGCGACATCCCGCCTGAGTTGCAGCAGTTTTTGACAAAAGTCAGAGACATTCGTAACAACTACTACCTGAATATCTCGGGTAAAGCTGTGACGGGTGGCGAGGCGCTGCGTAACTACGGTACTGTGCCGCAGCCGGGTGATGAACCTAGCGTGATGCTGAACAAGCTCACCGGCATGTCTGACCGTATCAGCGACTCTATTTCTCTCAAGCAGCAGTTGTTTGGTTTGCCAGAGTTAAGCCTGCGTCCCGGTACAAAGCCAAATCTCCAGCCCGGTCAGGATTACACATCTATTGACTCAGGTTCAAGCGTTGACCAAGAGCGTGAAAACGCGAGAGCAGCTATTGACGCTGGTGCTGACCCAGCTAAAGTGAAAGCACGGTTCAAAGAAAAAACTGGTCAGGAGTTCTAAATGGCTGCCGGTTACGAAGACCTCATCCCTGCTAAAAAAGACTCTGGTGGTTATGCCGATTTAATTCCGGCAGAACCTAAAGAGAAAAAGCCGACCATGCTTGAGCGTGGTAAAGAAGTTGGCAAAGAGATGGTGACAGGCGGCGTTATGGGTGCGATTGCTCCTGAACTGCTGACATACGGCGCTGCTCCCTTGATGATGGCAACACCCATGACTGCGCCTTTTGCGCCTGCTGTGGCAGCTACAGGACAAGCCTTGCGTGGCTCACGTTTGGCAAGTGCGTTGTCTGGTGCTATTGGTGGTGGTGTGGGTGAAACCGCTGGTCAAGCTGTTGAATCTAAATACGGCTCCGGTGTTAGCGCAGAGACAGCACGTTTGTTGGGCGCTACGCTTGGCCCGATGCCTGTTGAATACTTGGGTACAAAAGCTGGCGGTCTTGTTGGCACGTTGGCTGGCAAACTTGTTCCCGGCATGTCTACCGCAAAGACAATTGGGCAATTGCTGCAAGAGTCTGATGTCAAGCCTCAGAACTTGTCAGCAGACCAAAAGCGGTTTATTGAGCAGAAACTCAAAGACATTCGCCGTGGTCAACCTAGCCTTGATGCTCAAAAAGAAATTGCAGACATGCTCAAACGTGGCGTGTCTAAGATTGCTCAAGACGCTGAAACCAAAGCCTTGCAGCTTGAGCGTGATGCACAAGACATCTTGCAACAAGCACAGGCAACTGGGGCTGGCATTACCCGTGACCTAGAGCAGCGTATCAGCCGGTTGCAAAGCCAGTTTGAAACTGCTGCTGACGGTTTGCGTAAAGGCGCTGATGACCAAGCGAAGAAGATTGTTGCAGAGTCACAAGCAAAAGCTCAGCGCATCCGTGCCAATGCTGAACAACAAGCACCTAATGTGCGTCAGGTTGCAGAAGTAGATGCAAAAGCCGCTATAGATGCAGGCCGTCAAGAAGCTGACCAAATCATGCGTCAGGCAGAGGCTCGTATCAATAAGCTGCGTCAGACAAGAGATAGCCTGCGTACACGCGCACCGCAACGCATGGAAACTGCCAAGCGTGAAGTTGCTGCGGTTGGTGAGGCACAAACACCTACACAAACAGGCGCATCTATCCGCGATGCTGTCACACCTATTTTCGAGAATCTCAAGAAAGTACGTGCTGATAATGCTGAGAAATTGAAAGGTGAAGCGTTCAGCTTTGCTTTGCAGAAAGAACGTGCTGGACAAAAGGTTAGCGACACACAAGCGTTTAAGTCTGCCATCACAGCAATTGACAACGCGCTTGTCAATCCAGAAACCAAGCTCAGCAACGTGTCTGTTGACGAAGTAAGAAATCAACTTACGAAGGTCAAACGTGCTATCGACCCTCGTGACGTTGACCCAACAACAGGCATCGTGACAGGCAGACCCGTTAGCTTTGAAGCTCTGGAAAACCTGCGCCGCTTCCTGCGTGACCGTGCTTACGGTTTGCCAGCAGAAGGTTTTGATGCGATTGGTCAGCAACAAGCTGGGCGTTTGGCTGATGCTGTTGAATCTATCCAGCGTGAGTTCTCTCCCGGTATCGGTAAGTTCTTAGAGCAATACCGCAAAGACTCAGAGCCTCTCAAGTCTTTCAAAACAAAGCTGGGTGAAGCTGTTGTTGGCAAAGAAGAGTTTGACATGGGGCGGTTTGCAACTGACCCTGCCACACTTGGCAGCAAGTTCTTCAAATCAGAAACAGGTGTCAAAGACCTTGTGACCTTGCTTGGTGGCGATGTCTCCAAAGCTGAAGGTATTGCTCGTGGCTATGCTGCTGACCGTCTGCGTGATGCCACTGCCAAAGATGTACAGAAGTTTTTGTCTGACTCTCGGGATTGGATTGGTCAATTCCCAGCATTGAATCAACAATTGAACGCTGCTGCACAGCAAATGGCTACTGCTGAGCGGGTGTCTGGCAAGCGTACAAAGCTGGCTGACGTTCTGCGTACAGAATTGCAAACCTTGCCTATCAAAGCACAGACTGGAATGACCCGTGCTGAGCAAGATGCAGCGGCAGCGGCAGCAAAACGCTTACAAGCTGGTGAGCGTGAAGTTGGCAAGACTACAACCGCTGCTGAACGTGAGGCAACATCTGCGTTGGGTGCTGGAGAAACTGCTGCAACACGCGCACAAACAGAAGCTGAGCGTCAACTTGCTCAATCTGCCAAGACGGTGGAAAGACAGCGTGGACGTTTGGAAACTGAAGCTGAAAAGCGCATCCGTGAACAAACACAGCTTGCAGAGGCAGAAGCTGGCAAGCTAGGCAAAGCTGCTGAATCCGTGCGTAAAGAAGCACAGGACAAAGCCAGCCTTATCTTGTCTGGCACAACCGACTCTCAGCGTATCAAAGACATCATTCTTGGCAAAGATGCAAAGGTTTGGCAAGAAACTGCCAACATCATCTTGGCTACCCCCGGCGGCAAAGAGAAGTTTGGTCAGGCCGTGGGTCAGGTGATTGCAGATGAAGCCTCTAAGAGCCTCAAAGGTGCAATTACCAACATGAAATACATTGGTGACAATCTTGTCACTTATGGCTTGATGGATGACAGGGGTGTTCGCCTGTTGCAAACCAAGCTGGAAGAAATCTTTGTTGCCCCTGTTAGCTTGCAAGAGAAGACAACACTGGCACAGAGAGCTATCCGCAACGCTATCGTGGCTTACGCTGCTCCCGGTGTTGCTCGTGCAGGTCAATCTATTTTAGGAGGTCAATGATGTACAAAGAATCACTGGAACAACGTCAAGCCCGTCAGGGTGGTGAGAATGAAGTGCGCGGTAGCCGCGATGCTCAACGTGCGCTTGCCCCCAAGAAGCAGCGTAAAGACTCTCGCAAGACTAAACGCTGATGGCTAAGAAAGAGAAGGGTATCAACCCAGAACTTGAGAAAGCTATCTCTGAGCTTCTCAAGGCCACCATGCTCGACCCTACAGCTACGCTCACAGACAAGACAAAGATTCTTGACCGTGCGCTCAAGCTAGAGGCTTTGAAGGCAAAGATGTCGGATGACGAGTGGGGTTCTGGGTTTGGATTGGACGATGATGAAGAGAAGTGATAACATGATTATTCCGTTATACAAAGAGGGTAATCATGGACGCAACTCAAATCATTCGCATAGCGTTAGGTGTCATTTCAGACCGCCTCATCACGATACTTTCCCTGCTGACATCGTTCGGCATGGGATGTTGGGTGATGTGGGAACCAACTTGGGAACGAGTGGCAACCCTAGCAATTTTTGTTGTTTTCGCTTATCTTACGGTAAGCATTAAGGAGAAGCCAAATGGACATGATTCCCAAAGTTAAGACCACTTCACTTCGCATGAAGGTTGGCACTGGCCTCATTGAAGAAAAGATGACTCGCCGTGGTGAGTACGAAAGCGGCAAACTGCCGTCAGGCGGCTTCAATCCTGTCTGGAACTTCAAGAACGACCAGCCTAACGATTACTTCAGCAAGAAGCAGTCTCCTACATCTGGTGGCGGCAAGAAGGTGTACTGATGGCTAACAACATCGCGTTTCAGCCTATGGGCAAAACCACCTTGTTGACGGCTACTACCACAACAAGCACGGTATCTGTAACGGCTGACAGCCCTGTTAATCAGTTCATGTTTGTCAATACAGGTACAAACGATGTGTTTGTTCACATGAGTCTTAATAGCTCAGTGACAGTTGTTCGCCCGACAGCGGGAAATCCTCAGTATGGATTTTGTGTGGCAGCAAACAGTTATAAGGTTGTTACCAATGGTCAGTCATCGGCAAACGTAACTGTTTATGTAGCCGGTGTTTCCAATACAGGTACAGCTTTGGTTTACGTAACACCCGGCGAGGGTTTGTGATGGATGAGGCTGCTGGTACTTGTACTGCTAGCAGTCTCCTTGCTGGTGTCTGCACAGAACAGATGCCGGGTTGAAGAGTTTTACACACTAGCGTGGACAGTCCACGACCCTAGTGAACGTCACCGTCTGATGTTGGCATGGCTGAACATGAACTCAGCATACTGCCGACCAGATGATTATGTAGTTATCTACAACAATCTTGCGGAATGGGCTGGAACCGCAGATACTCCACTGTTGAGATACAAGGTCATAGAGGGTCACAACAATTCCTTAGTGAGGGAAAAGAAGTGAAGCAGGCTCCCGAAATTAAAGACAGACTGACGTTCTGGGTCACGATGCTGGTATCCATCACACTCTGCGTATCAGTGTTGATGATGGTTGTAGCCTTTCTCATGGGCTTGTGGGCTAAGCAAGTTGACAACCATGAAATCTTTAAGATGCTGTCCCCTGCCTTTTCAACGCTTATCGGCGGCATGATTGGCTTTCTGTCCGGCATCAAACTTCAATCCAACGAGGACAAGAAATAATGCTTACCCTTCTGTCAACCTTAATTTCTTTCCTAATGGGCGGTCTGCCAAAGTTACTCGACTTCTTACAAGACCGTCAGGACAAAAAGCACGAACTAGCTCTGGCACAGATGCAAGTCCAACGCGAAATGGAACTTCGTAAGTTGGGCTTTGAGGCACAAGAACGGGTGGAGAATATCCATACCCAGCAATTAGAAATCGAAACAAAGTCGGCTGAGAAGCAGTCATTGATTAGCGCACAGCAAGCAGAGATGCAAGCAGTGTACGCGCACGACACAGCCTTGAATGAAGGGACATCACAGTGGATGAAAGACTTACGCGCATCCGTCAGACCCGTCATTACCTACGGCTTCTTCTTTCTCCTTGTAGGCATAGACGCAGCCCTTGCCTATCATGGTATAGCTTCTGGCGCATCTTTTAACGAGCTTGCTGACCAGCTCTGGGATAACGATACCCAAGCCCTGTTTGCCAGCATCATCGCATTTCATTTCGGGGGCCGTGCGTTTGGCAAATGAAAATCACTGGGCCTGCTCCACAGCACTACGGCTTCATCCAAACCCAGCGTGATGATGAGCTTGCCCGGATTCGCCACCACGAAAACCTAAAGAACTTGCAAAGAATGAACCGCCAGACCATTCAGAACGCCGACAACATGCGGGAAACCCAGCGGCTTGAGATGGCTAAGTGGGACAGGGTGCGGCAAGCAAAAGAGGCTTATCTGGGCAACGAGGCTCAGAAAGCAGGACATAACGAAACCATGCAGCATGTGGACATCAAGGTATGAAGGTCAGCGACAAAGCGATTGAAGTCATCCGTCATCATGAAGGTGTGCGCTTCAAGCCATACCGCTGCCCAGCATTACTTTGGACGATAGGAGTCGGACATGTTCTTTACCCAGACCAAGCAAAGATTCCTCTTGATAAAAGAGGCAATTACACGTTACGTGCAGAAGATGACCGCACGTTTTCAAAAGAAGAAGTAGATGGAATACTACGCATCGACTTGGCTCGCTTTGAGCAGGGTGTTACAAAATACATCACCGTCCCTCTTTCTCAAGGGATGTTTGATTGTCTTGTTAGTTTTAGTTTTAACGTGGGGCTGGGAACACTCCAGCGTTCAACGCTTCGTCAAAAGCTCAACAGAGGCGATAAAGAAGGCGCTGCGGAAGAGTTGATGAAATACTGCATGGCTGGTGGCAAGATATTAAAAGGCTTGTGGAACAGGCGTAAAGATGAAAAGGCGATGTTTCTATCATGACTAAACGCAAGAAGTCCCCTAATCTGTCTGTAGGCAGAGGCGAGAAGCTATCAGTTAAATCTGGTGCTGGCCTGACTGCAAAAGGCAGAGCAAAGACAAACAGGGCTACAGGGTCAAACCTGAAAGCACCTACCAAAGATACTAAAAACCCCCGTCACAAATCCTTCTGTGCGCGTAGCAAGAGCTGGAAAGGTGAACGGGGGAAGGCGGCTAGGAAACGCTGGGGATGCCGTTAAGGGGCTGGTATCAACCCACCCTCAAACAAGTACGTCCCGAAATGCCCCAGATGCACCCACGGGGCTGCGTGTATCTTGATGCCGTTATCACGGGCAATCTTGCAGAACGCATAGTCTTCTGACAGCAGGCGCTCAGTACCTTCTTCAATAAATACTGGGAAGTATTCATAGATGCGGTCTTGTTTAAGCGTACCTGACAAGTCACCTACGTCATTAACGTAGCTCTTCACCTTGTCCTGCAACTGCAAGAAGACTTCACGCTTAATCAACATGAAGCCCGTACCACCAGCAAAGACCTCTATAGGCTGGTCACGAGGCACAGTCACCTGCTTCTCATAATCCACAAGGTTCACCACCATGCTGCCTGTAAAGTGCTTCCAAGTATCTACATCGTAGCCAGCCTCTTGCGCTCTCTTCACCCCTTGCCAGTTAATCTCTTTCTTGGGGTAGATGCCGCAGATGATGTCCTTGTCTGCTTCCAACATGGTGAGGATGTCAGCAGGATTGAAACGAATATCTGCGTCAATAAACATCAGGTGCGTACACTCTGACTTGTTCAGGAAAGCGTGTACTAGGCCATTCCTAGCCCTCTGTATCAAGCTCTCGTTGAACATGAAGGAGAAGGCTAGGTCTACACCCTTCTCGCTTGCCAGCTTGGGTAGCTGCAACATGCTCTGTGTGTAGAACCCTGTACACATGCCACCATACATCGGGGTGGCTATGAAGAGGGTAGGTTTACTGGACACTGACATCTCCTGCATCTGTCTTTGCAATAGCCATCGCATCTGCAAAACCAGAGGTGTAGGCAATGTTCCAGATTTCTTGCAGGCTCATGTTGACAAGTTTCTGGGTGTACTCCACAGCATTACGGCCTTTTGCCAAGCTCTCTTGTGAAGGCTGAATTTGCTGTGCTTGTTGTGTTTGAACTTCGCTCATGATATGTCCTCTATACGTATTACATAACGGTTGGTTTTAGCTGACTTGCGCCAGCCGTGAACTTCGATACGGATGCCAGCATCTCGCACAAGTGCAAGTGTGTCTGACTCCATAATCTTCTTAATTCTGTTGCTGACAGCAGAAGCTGTAACCTGCACTGCCAGCACCTCTCCCTTGCGGATAGCAAGTATGTCGCACCACCCCCACAAGTCTTTCCGCTGTTTTGTAAAGCTGTTCCACTTCTCTACAACTTCGCAGTGATAGCCCTGCTCACGTAAGTAAGCAAGACTACGCTGTGTGGGTGATGTTTTTGTTGCCATCAGAACGGAACATCGTTGTCATCTATACGGCGCTCAAACTTCTTCACAGAGCCGGGATGACGATTCTCACGCTGGTAGTTAGGCTGTACTTCCTTATGCTGCTCACGCTGCTTCTTGCTCCAGTTGTCTTCCGACAGTGAAAGCAAATCAACACCGCGAGATGTAGGCTTCTTCCAGATAGCCAGCTTGAGCTTCTCACCGGCCTTGTAGTCCATCTCCAGCACCAGAAAGCCTTTCCAGTCAGGATGCTTGTCGTTATACGCACCGTCTTTGGTGACGCGCATCTCTTCTGTTTCCCAGTACGCCACGCCCTTACCGGGACGTTCGTTGTGTAAATTGCTCATACTTTCCTTTCGTAGTGATAACGGGCAAACGTAGACCCATTCTGCGTAACCTTCTCTGTGAAGATGCGGTGTCCATCTTTCCTCAGAGCTTCCACATGTGCCGCTAACCTTGTGTCGTGGTACAGGTTGTGGGAGTCCCACTGTGTCAGCGACCCTATGTTCTGCAAGTGATTCAGGATTCTTGCTCGTTTAGTACCGAACTTGGAGAGGTTGGGGACGGCTCCAGCTTTGGGTTTGTGGACACGCCAGCCTCCGCTACAAGCGCACGAATCTTCACCTTCTGAAAGCTATCTAAGCCATCCAGCATGTGCAGGTTGCAGGACTTCAACGCATCTAGCTTGTCCTTCTTAACCTCGTCACCCAACTTGCTCTTAGAGATACGCACAGACATATCTGCATAACCCTTAATCCACTCATCTACTGTGTGGTAGTTGGCATACGCATCAGGGCTGCTAGGCACATACAGCGCGTAAGCACCATCATCTACAAGCTCAGCAGGCTCGGGGATGTCTACTCGCTCTGCTGTGCCCATGTCTTTCGCTGGGGCTGGGGTGAAGTCTGCAACTTCTTCTGGGGTGTAGACACCGACAACACACCCCGGATATACGCTTCTGATACCTTCAGAAACCGCTCTCGCACGGAGCATGGCTCTGCCGTATTTGTTCCAGTTATCTTTTCCTGCCAGACCGATTCTCTTTGCATGTTCCATAGTCCACGTTACTTCCAGTGACCCTCCTTGTGGATGTGAGAACACACCCGTCACTTCTGCATCTGTGTAGGTCTTCCACTGCACAGACCCCCCGGCTTGTTGGAAACGGGCAAGCATGGCATCTGCTTTCAATGCTGGCCTGCCCTGTATCACATGGTAGTCACGCATAGCCACCGCAGGATGCAAGCTCTCTGCTTGACACAGCAACATGATTGCCATCGCCTCTTCTTGGTTTTTGAAACCAAACATCCGTGACTTAGCAGCCACCTCTGCCATCTGCTGAATGTCGTTCAGCGGTACAAGGTTACTCATAAAAACTTCTCCACAACTGTGATTACGGTATCAATGACAGAGCTTGCTGCCATCACGTAGATTGCAAGGTCAAGGTTGCTCATACCTTCTCCTTCCCACTGCCCAGCTTCCTGCCGGGTTTCAATCTGGGTGTGCCATCCTTACGCAAGCCCCAGTGAGCAGGTGTCAGCGGTGTTTCTGTATGCCATTGTTCGGCAAAGATAATCACTGTCTTTGTCACTGCTGCTAGTTTCTCTTCTAGCTCAGTAATATGTTTACCTATAGCAGCTATATCATTGATAAGCAGATTAAGAGTATCTTGTTGTTCTGATACTACTTTCTCTAACTGTGTATTTTCTTTCTTGAAAAACATGTGAACCTCACTTAATTAGGAATCGGCGACTGCCGGGAGTTTCTACTTCAAACTGCTTATATATATCTGGCATAGCAGATTGAAATAGCTTTTTGTCGAAAGATTTAGATGACTTGGCGTTCTTCCATGTTGCCAGCACCTTGCCTTCCACATCTGTCAGCACAGCTTTCTCAGCCATGTAGCCTTGTATAAGCGTCTTGTAAGCGTCTTCACGGGCTTCTAGAGCGCTTATTTCTGCTTTGATAAGGGCTAGGTAGCGGCAAGCCTCTTCTACGGCCTGTGATGCGGTCTTGCTTGCCCCGTCATCATGCTTGTACATGAGCTTGACTTGCTCTGTATCTTCTGGGGGTAGCAGGTTTCTGGTCTGTACATGTGCCCACACCTCTGCCATAGTCTTTATTAACTCTTCCTTTTGAAGGTCAGTAATATAAAAAGGACAGAGGAAAAACTCCTGACCACCAAATAACACAGCCAGATAAATCTTCTCGCAACCGAATACTGCTGCCTCGTGGACAAGCTGTGCCATATCAGCAGCAGGTATAACTCCTGATTCCGCATCAAATTTATTACGTACATTCGCGTTGTAGTTCTTAGCTTCCACCAGAATCGGTTTGCCATCTTCTCTGCCTACAAAGTCAAAATGTGATTTAAGCCAGCTTTCTTTAGGGTGCGTGATAGCGTCCTCTAGCTTGTTGAGTTCTAGTCCCAGCTTGTCCTGTGCTAGTCGGCCTATCACTGGTTCAAGTACATGCCCCATCTGCACAGCTTCGATGTTGGATAAGTCAGGTATCTCCATCATGCCCAGCTTGGTGAGGATGACTTCGTTAGCTTTGCCG